ACATCCCAGTGTTCGTCAATGTGCTTTGCCAAAGAACCGACTGCATCCAACGGAAGATACGAATGTTTTGGAAATGCGTATGCATCAAACGTCAAAATTGATCCGCACACCTCTACGTCCGCTTGCCCCTCAATCGCCTCTTGAAACGATTCGGATTTTCTCCATACAAGAGAAATCGTTGTATCTGCATCGGTTAAAAAAACTCCTTCAAACGCCTTTTTCAAGACTTTCTTTGCTTCAAGCAAGTTTTTATAGCCTTTATTATTAAACAGATACGCTATTGCAATCTCCATTGTTCCAGAAACCTTACGTTCGGAATCATCTTTCAGATTCAATCCATAAATAATACGCCCATATTGTGAGCCATCCCATCTTGAATCGGAATCATCGGGTGCCTGATCTAAAAAGATTGCTGGTGCATTTTTAAATGAAGCTAAGCCCTCAATGCCCAGCTCCTTTAAATACTTGAAAATTATTTGTTTCACAACGTTACCTCAAAATCGGAACCGAAGATTTTGACAACCTCCGGCTCTGCTTTCTTCTTAATTGGATTGACAAAGGGTCGTTTAGCCATCTTTTTTGTGCCATCCTCCAGCCATCCAGCATATTTAACATTACTTTTCAAGCGACTTGTAACTCTGTTCCCTTCAATCAAGGTTTCATCGTTCCAATCTTGACGTAAATTACCAGACTGTGGTGCTGGTGTCTCTCCCGGTGCGGATGATCTGTTTGGAAGCCGTTTATATTTCTTTCCAGAACCGCCTTTTGACAATACTTCAAGTTCGACATTTCTAAGAGTGTTTGTTGCCATCGCACCCTTTCTAGCCATTTCTCTTTTGATACTATCATTAAGGTTCTTTGCACACGCTTGAAATTCAGCTTCTACGCCCATCGGTATCACTTCTTTCTAGCACATAGTAAATTGAAAACTGCCCTGTTCCAGCTGGGTCTTTTGTTCCTTTCACAATAAACTTATGATCGTGACAAGGATCATCCCCAAACAATAACACGTCATTCTTACTTATCTTGACTGCTGGATGATAAGAAACAATCGTATGGCTAATCGGGGACTGGTTTTGTTTCCAGATTTCCATTGTTTTCATATCTGCTTCGGCTAATATGCCGTCTATGATCGCATCTGGAGCTTCTTTTTCATTTCCCTTTACAACCATGCCATCGTCCATGACTTCTGTATCCTGCCAGTAAACACGAAAAGACTTCATGTACTGATAAGGTCTGCCAAAGGATACCATTTTCAAAATCGTCCACCTCCCGGATGATTCATCATGCCAATATAGAAATACTTTCGTTTTTCATTCTCATACGGCTTGATTCCAACGCTTGAAGATGCAATTTCCTTTTTCAGATCATCATAAAGCTGTTTCCAAAAATTCATACGGTTCCCAAAATTAAAAGAGACAGGACCAACACTGTTGTCTACGTCCTGTCCGTATTTGAACATCATGTGTTCTAGCAATTTCAATTTTGCCATTTTGAAATTATCTGGATACTGCTCTAATACAGCTGTGATCTCTTCATCGGAAAGTGCAGCTGACATTTCATCTTTGGATACATCAGTATCCGCCAATTCAAACCGCATTTTCATAACATCATCGGAATTGATATCTTCTGGAAAATAGTTATACGTCATTCTCCTCGCCACCTTCCGGCTGTTCTTCTGGTTCTTCGGTTTCTTCCGGATTAATATCGGAATCTACAGAAAGATCGGCAAGTCTTGTTTCAACTGCTGCCTTGATTCCTTTTCTCGAATCAATCTCATGTAATAGCTGTAAGACCGCTTCCTCTGTCATGGTCGCAATCTCAATTTTTGCCTCTTCCATTGTTTTCTGAATTGTGGCAAAGAACTGTAATAACTGCTGTGCGTTCACTGCAAGCTCGTGCTTAGATTGTAATAAAGGAATTGATAAAGTGTTAGGGTTAACATTTAAATCCTCTGCATACGCTCCATTTACACTCGCTACTTCTGCAATGTGTCCAGACTTCTTTAAAAAAAGAGAGCGTCGTTCATCTACGACACCCTCTGGAATAGTCTCTCCGATCTTATACCGCTTTCCACCAAAGTTTACTGGTTTTAATGCAACATAATTCATATAAAGCACCTCCTACTTGGATACACATCCTGTTAAGAAAGTTGCAAGGTCATCGGAAGTTTTCTTCATATCCGTTGCCATAAGCCCTTCGATGAACTCTGAATGTGATCCTCCTGGTCCATCATACTGTGATGTAGCCATCCATTGACCGTTTCCTAGCATATCCCATGTATAAATATATCCGGCAGATGGTTCTTCAAGATCTACTTCTTTCGGTGCATAAGTTAATAATGCACTGTTATCGTCGAAGACAAATTTCATATCGGCTTTCTGACCGATTTCTGCTGCATTATAAGTTGCATACAGAACTTTTACTTCTTCCAGACCAAGTACCGCCGCAATTACCTGTTCGTTAACAAGTGCTGGATTCGGTGTTGACCCTGAACCTGTAACTCTTTCTAAGAACTGCGGATGATTTTTGATTGCCTTATACGCTCTGTATCCTAAGCATAATTTGTTAGGCATTCTACGTCCGTTTAAAAGGATTTCTTTCTTCATCTCATCAAACTGACCTACGATGTCCGCGTTTGCATCATCAAAATGCACAAACTGTTTATATGTTGAAGCTGTTGCTTCTCCTGTCTTAACATTTGCCCATGCGTCAGCATTGAAAAACTTGTTTGCAAAGACCATATCAAGGTGCAGATTCATCTGTTCTGAAACCTGTTTTACCTTTGCACGTCTCGGATCAATCGTTGCTGGTGCTCCAGTTCTCTGGTAATCCAGAGCTGTGATGTTATCTACTCCGACGATAATCTGATCTACCTCACATTTGTAAGTATCATCTGAATGAGAGAATACAGCCGGCTCTACTGATCCGAACTTAGGCTTTCTCTTTACCTGGTCTTTCGCGATCTCTTCTTTGTTGAAGATATAGTAGCTTCCAGTGCTTGCATGTACTGGAAGAATTGGAAAGATGCTTGGAGCAACATTCATTCCAGGTGCCTGAAAATAGCTCATTGCCATATTGGTTAAGTAATAGTTTGGTCTCCAGCCTTTCGCAATATCAACTGCGATTGCTGCTGCGTTGTTATGTCCTGTGTTCATTTATTTCATTCCTCCTTTATTTATGCTTCATATCCAGCATGGATGATCGCAACGTTTACGATGTCTCCTTTTGCTGTCGCTGGTGTCAGTGCCATAGCTAAGATGTACTGCCCTGTTGTTGCCTTCTGGCATAATCCCTCTGCATCTACAGCAAGGAAATCTCCAGAATCAAACGCTGCACCAGCGGTCCACATGCCCTGATTTCTGATCTGAACAGTAATATCATCGCCTTTGGATGCTGTTTCATCTCCAAGAAGCACAATTCCTGTTGCTTTCTTTCCGGCTTCAGGGAGTTTCGCTCCATCTTTTGTTAATAAAACTGCTACGGCTGTTTTTAGTTCTGCTCCAGCTGTAACATTGATCACTGGGCTTCCACCAGTTGGATTGTATTCATATGTTCTGTTTGCCATCTTCTCTGTACCTCCTTTCTTATTTATCGAACATTGCTCTTAATTCAGGATCATTCTGCATAACGATATCCTGTGCCTGTGCATCAGTAAGGTTTGGCATAGACTTTTTGATCTCTGCTACCTTTGCGTTCATCTTTGCAACACCTTCTGTATCGTCATTTCCTGTGTGAGCTCCACCAGATTTACCGATTTCCTCAAACAGACCTGATTTCTGAATTACCGCAAGGTTGTTATCCATGGATGCAATGAACTTGTTATAAGCTTCATCGGATGTTGCTTTCATGGATTTCAGAACTGGCACTAAATCCTCTGCTTTTGTTCCTAAGAGTTCATACTTCTTAGCAACTTCTTCTAAGGACTTCTGTTCTGCTTCTTCTGCTCTCTTCTGGATTGGTTCCATGATCTTTGCCATCATGTCAGAAAAGTTCTTAGTAACATCTTCCATTGCGTTACTCATTGCTTTGTTAACTGCTTCCTGAATCTGATCTTCTCCAGCTCCGGAATTAAATCTTTTTTCAGTACTCTCTTTGCTCGCATCAGCCTGTAATACTTTTAATGCTTCTTTCTTTTCTTCTTCTGTCATGTTTGAAATATCAAATGCCATTTCATTCTCCTTTTCTTTTTTTTCTTTGTTAATAGTTTCTGGATCACAAGATTTTTCAATGACTTCTTGCATTTTTGCGATCTCAAAATCATCCGCAACAACAGTATCTTCTTTGTCTGTTGCTGCACGTTCTAATTTGATCCAAGACTTGGATGCATCATCCGAAAATGCCTTAAACTGATCAATGCTCTGTGCGATTGCTGCCTGTTTATCCTCACACTCTTTATCGAGTAAGATTGACACGATCGACTGTTCCAGAGAGTTACAAGCATTCCAGATCTGATCCCTTACGTCATAGATCTTTTTTTCGTTCATTACATCATCAAAGGATGTTGCTTCATCTTCCATGGATTTCCTGACATCCTCTGAATTTACTCCTAGGCTGTCACAAAACGCATTAAAGAATCTCTTGAAAAAGTTTCCCTTCGGCTCTCCTGTACCTCCTCTCTTTTTAATCAGGATATTTGCTTTCTGATCTGCTCCGATATCTACTGCATCGATCTTTTTTACTTCCAGATCTTCCAGCTTTGTCTTTCCTTTTGTTTTCATGTTTCCTCCTTTCTAACGACACTTTTTCGAGTTTTGAACACGAAAATTGCATTTTTGATACAAAAAATAGACCAATTTGCATTTTTTACAAAATGGTCTATTTTCATTTCAGATTTCACTTAATTTTAGAATAAATTTCAGTTTCTCATTTCAGATTTCACTTCCTCAATGATCTTCTGAATCTTTCTTTTATAGTTCTTATTCCCAGTCAGTCTTATGTGGCTTTCCAAGGTCCTTAGATTTCTGGATGTTGGAACTCTTCTACGTTCTACATTCTTCTTAATTGCGATCGCAACTCTTTTATTCCTACAGTGCGTATGGTGCAATTCAAAGCAATCAGGATTGTACACGATCCATTCATCCTGTCGGTGTGATTTCTTAATCTTAAGAATGCGATCATCTCCTAATCTGCAAACATCCAGTCATCCGCTAACATATCAGCTTGGCTCGCTAACCATCCCATCTGTACACCAGACGTGCCGATAAACGCAATTGCTTTATTTCCAATGTCATTGTGATCACAATTAACAATTGTTCCGTCTGCTGCTGTGTACGAAATACATGTTGCAAGCTGAATATACTGGTTCTTTCCGTTCCAACCTATTCTTTTAACTTTAAGGCCACGTTTTAGATATTTAATAGCGTCCCCGAAGCTAAATGTAGCTAATCCTCCAAGTACAGGGCAATTCTCTGGATTTGCTACAATCCATTCGTTGGATAAGATGTTAGAAAGTGTATATTCAACCCTCTGTGTCTCTCTAATATCAAGTAAATCTCCCTGTCCTTTGTCAGTGTCCTTCGGTCTGCACTGCATCATAACCGTTTCTTTCTCTGCATCCCAGAGCCAATATCCGCCCCATGATGGTAGCTTCACTTTTCCTCCGGATTTCATAATTTTGAATGCATCTCTAAATTCCATTATTCGTCCTCCTCAACTTCAATACGTTTCGCTTTGCCCTCGATACTGAACATCGTATAAGTTCCGTCCTTAATCTTTGCCCAGACCTCATCGTCTGTGATGTGGAAACCAACCCACCAGCCTTCAGGCAACGTACCTTCCTCTATACCGAGAGTTTTCATCTTTTCCTTAGTGAATATAATACTCTCGATTAAAACGCCTGCACCGCCTCGCTCGTGCATCTCTCCGGCTTCACGATAGAACTCTACATAGGTGTATGCTGTCTGTTCTAATTCTTCTGGGTCAATTAAATCGTTCTGGCGGTCAACCAACTGATTTCCATTCTCATCGACTGCAATCTTAGCCCATCCAAAGACGTACTGCTTTTCTTCGTCCTTCTTAGTAATATCTACTCGATTCAAGGACTTTCGTATACTGTCCTGTGTCTGTGCTGGGGATCGTATATAATCGTTAAAATATCTCATGCTTCCTCCTTCTTATACAGCCGATCAAAGTCATTCTTACGAACTACATTTAATCGACCGACTGAATCTTTTACAACATAGTCTCCTATTCTTGCAACAAGTCTGCTGCCTTTATATCTCCGTGCATTAAAATAGATCGTACATCCAATAACGGAGATTGCTCCGTCACGCTGTGCACGATCTATCATAATTTCTTCGGTATTCATTTTCTTAGCAAGCCAGTCAGGGGTGATCATCTCAATATCGGGTGTGATCTGCACCGCATCAACTGTTTGCTCGATTGCTTTATACTTCATTATTCTTCTTTCTTTGCATATCGTCCAGTTCCATTTGCATAATGGATTCCGTCACAGATTTTCATAGTTACTTCTAACATCCCTAAAGGTTCAAACTGCCTACGAATATTTCTCGGAATTGTCTTATCCTTTAACCATTCATGCATATCGTCCAGTAATTCAAACCATTCTTGTTCGTGTTCTGATACATCCATATCTTGTTTCATTAGCTGATCGAATCTTTCTTTTAATTCAAGATGTTTTTCCATTTTCTAAAGCCTCCATCCAGTGCGATACCTTCTGATAATCTTCAATATTTCCTGATAACATCATTTTATCATAGATCATATTATTCAGCCAGTCATACCTATCTGGTAACGGAACAGAAATAAGCTTCATTGCAAAATCATAATCATTTTTAAATAACCCAGCAACTTTATTTATATTTCTTAAAGCTTCTGTCATATGATCGTACTGTGATTCAAGAATTTGTATATTCTCTTTCTTGCTAATCTCCTGTGCTGCAAACTGTACCGAACCCTCTTCCATGTTCTCATACTGTTTATACATTTTACGATCATATTTTGTAACTGATCTAGCGTGTAACTGTTCATGTAACAAAATATGTGGGGCTGTTTCATGTCTGGTTATAATATCTCCGTTCCACTGGATACCATAAACACCAGAATCATCATCAACTACGACCTTTCCACTCCATGAGCTTTCAAGATCAAGATGTTTGTCTGCAATCTCTGACATTTTATTAGCAAGAGTCTCTATTTCCTCTGTGCTGTACTCTCGCAGTTCATCTTCTTCTGTTTCATACGCTGCAGCCATAGATTTTGAATTGACATACATAACACAGCATTTACACCTCGGATGAAGCGGAGGAAGTATCTTACCTGGGGCAAATTCTTCGTCCATTCCAACAACTTTTCCGTTCAGTTCTCTACATGTGCTGCATGTATTCTCACTGTCCGTGGCAGACCATTTTTTATCCTGTGGTGGCAATATGCCTTGATCGACAAGATTCTTTATATGCTGATATCTGCCATACTCATATGCAAACGCTCTTTCGGTCTGTGCGATCGTGACGGCTCTTTCTCTTAGCCTTTTCTCTGCATACTTCATTTGCTTATCTCTCGCCATTTTCTCGATCTTCTCTGGACTTGTCCTAGGATGTTTCTTAGTAAGCTCTTCCTTGATATTCTCATAGTATTTCATAGCCGCTTGTGTCTGTGGCTTCGTTAAACCAATACAAGGACGGATAAACCTTGCAAGTTCATCTGTCCCCATATGCTTTCTTATACCTAGATCGATCATTGACTGAATTGCATCTTTCTGTACTCTTGTACAATTCGTTACAAGCTCAGCTGTGTGCTTTTCCAACCAATCAGATACCGCCCAATGATCTGCATCAAATTTATATCCAATGTCTATTCCTTTGTGCTGGTTTTGATTTTTAGCACCAGCTTTCATTGCTTTAACCATCTCTGGTGCAATCTTATCATGAACCAGTTTTGAATAATCCTGTTGCCATTCTTCTACAGATTTCTTGGAGATCACACCAGCCTGAATAGCTTCTCTGATCTCTTTAAATGTAAAAACCGTCTGCTGATCCTTCCAATACCTGACCAGCAAGCGTGTTAATTCTGGACTGCTGCTATTAAGAAACCTCTCTAATGCTTCTTTCACATCATTTGGCTTCATCGATCCACGCTTCTTAACCTTTCGGAATAG